TTCCTTGAACATGTTTCATTCACGCAGGTTCAATACTTTATATATCTTCTTTCTACAATCACTAATTCTGAAGCAGAAATTGATATTATAGTTCCTGATTATTATAAATTAGCAGAAATGATACTAGCTGAAAAGATTGGTAATGATTTTGAAGCTAAAAATATCTTATTAACCACCGAACTTTTAAATGAACCATCATGCCCACACGCATCAATATGGACTGTTGAAAGAGCAAAACACTTCTTTGAATTAGAAGGAAGATTTGAAGTTTCCGGAATAAGGGTTGATTACCCTTTTGATGGTCGAGATATTTATCTAAGATTTAGGGCGGTTAGAGTATAATGTTTAAAGAAACTCCAATACAAATCTATATGAAACCATCTACAGGTGGTGGTCCTGGTGGCGGACTTCATATAACCAGACCAACCAGGAGAGAAAAACTATATCACTCCAATATAGCTATCTACGTTTATCCAAACGGAAAAGTTGAAATTGGAAAAAATAAAAATGGAGATCATGGAGAGGCAACTGTAGAACAGGCGATAAAATATTTTTCAAAAATCATTGCTGATTTAAAATTAAAAGATACACACCTCGATATGTTTAAAGAAGGACTATCAAAACTCCTTCAAGAATCAATAAACAATACCTTGAAAGGGGATTATTATGAGAGAAGTATTTGCACAGAGAGCTCAGGAGATGGGTTTAACTGTGATAGGGGCACATAAAGGTCTATTTACATATGAGGATCAATATTCTCAAATTGCATATAGACAATTATATACAGGATTTATAAATGTTAGAGAAGAGGAAAGGCATCCAACTGATGGAAGTCCGACTCCGCTAATTGGCATTTATACAAGACCCACAGCAGACGTAGATTTTAAATACGTTGGATACGTCTCAGATTTTTATCAGTTTATAGGAAACGCCGTATTGTGTGACAGAGTTAGAAATTCAATCAACTCAGTTGGAATCCCAATGTTGGAAGAACAGGTGATAATGAGTTGGGATCATACGAGGATGAGAAATGAAATCATTATCCAAAGTAGTCAGAACCACGCCCAAGCGGGGGATATTCTTCCCGTTATGGTTATCAATAATAGCTACAACGGAACTCGTGCTGCTACCGTTGCTTTTGGTCTCGCTATGGAGTATAACAATAATAGGACTATCTTCGCTTTTTCTCTTGGTGAAATGCGGCAAGTTCATATTGAAAGCTCAACAACTGAAATCCGTGCTGCCATAACATCCTATATGCAAGTATTCTCAGAGAACATTGCTGAGATGATCACTGGAAGCTTTAACAGCACAGTATCAGAAGATGATATGTTAGCAGTACTTGATGTTATTGATAACTATGGCCGAAAAAGAAGAGATGCAATCTCAACACTATTGGCAGAGATTCAACCTGCTGGAGCTGGTTTACCTTCAGCCTGGCAGATATTCTTAGCTATTGTAAGATATAGTAGTTTTGAACAGAATCTCAATATGAAACGATTACTGGAGAACGCAGCAGAAAGTGTTCTGGTAATTCCAAGACGGATGTATGAAGTTTTAGATCAACTTCAATCATCATAAGACACTCATCAGTGCCTGAGAAAAATGGGAGGAAATTCAACCCCCTTCCATTTTTTTTGGAACAAAATATAAAAAAAGGAATAGAGAATGGCATCTTCATCAACACCCTTAATTAGTAATTGGCATCAAGATGTAACATATGATTTTACGTTAAGAATAGGTGAACTTGACTATTCAACAGATTTAATAGGAGTTGAGATAAGATCTACCGTTACTATTCCATATCAGAATATAATGCTAGATGTACTTATGGATTCAAGACATATATTAACTGAAAGTTTATTTGGTCATCAACCTATAAAACTTATAATAAGATTGCAAGGAAAAGAACCAGGAGTATTAGAGAAAATTGATTTTGATCTAATGTATATTAATACAGAGGCTGGATTTGCTCCAGCCCAAAAAAATTTTATGGGGGATCAATGGGAAAGATCTCTGGTTAGATTTAGAACAATTCCTTCTAAACCATATCAAACCATGACAAAAATGGTAAATGGTATATATTTTAATTCAACTCCAACAACTATAATTGGAGATTTAATTAATAGTAATACAGATGCAAAGTTAGACTATGATGCATTGGGTCAAAGTAAACTTGCAATTGATCAATTTTTAATTCCCCCAACTACTATATATGGAGTTGTATCTTATTTAGATAGAACATATGGAGTATTTAATGGAGCTCTTAGTTTTCATTGTTCATTTGATAATAAAGTTAAAGTACAAAATTTATCAACTAAAGCAAGATCAGCCCAAAAATTTTCATTATATTTATTATCTACCGATGATGATAATAAAGATATATATAAAAGCGAAAGTCCCTCGCTTTTCTATACACGATCAGCAGTAGAAAGTATATATCAAGGAAACTCTGTATTTGCTGTAGTCGCCCCAACTATAAAATATATTGTAAAACCGAATAATACTCTTTATAAAAACATAGATATTAATATGCAATCATTTTCAAAAAATTATGGAATTATTGAAAGAAATAATCCATCAATGTATTATAACAGCGAAACAATTGATCCCGATAAAAGAATTTCATATTATAAAGATCAAACTGGATATAATTCTGATCAAACATTTATAAATTCAACACTATCTCCAAAAATTGTGGATTTATCAACATTGGTTGCAGAGATAACTGGAAACTTACCTTTATTGAATCTTATGGAGGTTGGAGAACATGTTAAAGTAATAAGCAGAGTTGATGCTTTTCTTAAATTAGGAGGAGCATATATATTAAAAGGAAGTAATATTAAATTTGAAAAATCAAGGTCGTGGCTATCAGCTGCAAAAATTTATCTTTCAAGAACAAATATTGCGGCACAGTAATTAGAACAAATAATAAAGGAGAATAGTATGGTAGCAGTATCCGCAGCACGAAATATGCTAGTAGCAGATGATTATGTTGCGGAATATATGCGGTGCAAAAATAATTTTCATTATTTCTGTGCTACCTATATTTATATTGAAATACCCGGAAAAGACATACTATTAACTCCATATAATAAACAATCAGAATTAATTGATACAATTGAAAAAAGAAAATATGTTCTAGTTCTAAAAAGTAGGCAGATTGGAATTTCAACGATCATTCAAGCATATGCTACTTGGTTAGCAACATTTTATGCTAATGTTGTTATTGGAATTATTTCAAAGGACGGAGCTGAAGCAACTGATTTTGCAAGAATTATTCGTGGTATGTTTGAAAAACTTCCTGATTGGATGAAACCGATTGGTGGGTCTCAAGGTCGTGGTCTGAACAAAAGAACTGAGCGTTCATTTATTTTGACAAATGGTAGTAAGGTTTATGCTTCTCCTGTCAATCCAAATGCTCCTGATAAAACTCTTCGTGGTAAAGCTCTTACATTTTTGGTAATCGACGAAGCAGCATTTGTATCATATATTGAAGCGGCATGGACTTCGATGGTTCCTGCTTTATCAACTAATCAGATGCAAGCACGAAAAGCAAATATACCATATGGGACAGTTGTTCTTTCAACCCCAAATAAAACTATTGGAATAGGTCAATGGTATTTTGAACAATATATGAGAGCTATTTCAAGAGATGATATTTTTGAACCATTTGTAATTCATTGGAAAATGATTCCTGAATTAGCTGAAGATCCATATTGGTATAAAACTCAATGTAAATTGTTTAATAATAATCCAAAGAAAATCGCTCAAGAGTTGGAATTAAAATTCTTACCGGCAGAGGGATCATTCTTTGAAGCTGATACTGTTGAGAAACTTCAAGGATCTTGTATTGAGCCAATTCAAAAATTAAGAGTTTTTAATGGAGAAATTTGGAAATTTAATCACTCACTACCTCATAGAAATTATATGATTGGAGTTGATACTGCTCCAGAACATGGTGTAGATAAATCAGCTATTACAGTATGGGATTATCAAACATTAGAACAGGTATGGGAATATCAAGGTAAATGTAAAGTATTGGATTTCTTAAAAGTAGTTGAAATCGCTGCAACTGAATATGCCAATGGACCAATAATTGTTGAATCAAATTCATATGGAAATCAGGTTGTAGAACATTTAGGTCGATCTAATTTCTCGCATAGATTATATAGAGAGAAAAGAGGACCACATACAGTTGTTCCCGGACTTTCAAATAATGCAAAGACAAGACCTCTAATGATTGATGCTTTATATTCAACTATGAGTGAGTTTCCTGAATCAGTTAGATCACAAAGATTAGCTCTTGAATTGACTGGATTGGTTTCTAAATCAAGCGGTAGAGTTGAAGCTGATGTAGGGTGTCACGACGACTTGGCATTAGCTACAGCATGTTGTATGTATGTAAGAAAATACGATCCTCCATTGATGCTTGAAACTGATGGAGAAGGGTATTCAGGAAGCATGGATATATTTCAAAGCATTGTTGGATATAATACAGATCTACCAATGGAAATAAGTAATGAATCTATAATGAAATCTGTTAAGAAAAATCTAGATAAGAACCTTGGGTTTGTAGATATCATGGAGTTATATAACAAGGAATAATATAATATGGATGATAATAGATACTTCGATGAGGAATACTTAAACGAGTTATTCTCACTTCCGATTGGGATGGAAGTGGAAGCCACGGTAGATGGTCAGAAATTTTATTCCTCTCAAAAAATTAAAGAATCTTTTATGAAATCTATAGGTTCAACTGGAAGATCAGCTCATCTTTATAAACAAATAGAAAGTTTGGTTATGAAGAAAAAGCTGCTAGTTCCCTGTTATCTTACTAAAAATATGTTCCGCTTTTTTGTTCATAAAATGATTGGAAAACCAGAAGATAAGTCGGTTTTGGGTTTCTATCATATGGTACAAAAAAGAGTATTTGTATTAATTGATAATACCATCTCAGTATTTGGAACTGCTCAAAATGATTTTTTAGCAAGCACAGTCATGCATGAGTGTGTTCATTTATATGCAGATAGAATGAAAAATGGTTTCATAAAATTATTTGATGAAGAATTAACAAGATATTATGTTTCATATTTTTCAAGAACATTTAGTTTAAAAACAAAACCCAATGTTGATAGTATAATAAGATTTATTTCTTCCTTTGAGTATAAAAGATCGGAACAAATGAATAAACAACTAACAACATTTTATAATTTATTAGAGAAAGAATTAAAACCACATACTACATTAAGCAGTGAGGTTTTTTCTCAAACGCTGACAGATTTAATAGTAATCGTAAAGATATACTTGATAAATTTTTCAACATTTGTAAGGATGTATAGACAATACAAACACATACTTGGCCCACTAGATAGAGCCTATCCCGAAGCATTCGGAAAACGAAATACCTACACAACTCCCTATCAAGAGCTGTCATCTGTGTCTGAAGTTATATCCGTCCTTTCTGAAATGAAACCAACCGACTCCAAAATAAAAAAGATGTTTAAAAATATGGCATAGGAGTATAATAGATGGCTGTTCGTAAAGATAATATTCCACCAAGAAGTGCGGGTAGTATCACCCAAAAAGCTGACGCAGATATAGACCGTATAGGGAATATAAGCAATGTTTCCAAAACTGTATCTAATATGCAAAAGGATGTAAAACAAAGACTTTCCGATACCCAACGTTCAATAGATGAATCACAATCTATTAGTATGGTTCAAAAATCTATGAGTGCAGTTTTAGATAAACTAGCAGGAACAGTTGACGCTCTTTCAAAAGGTGTTAAAACAATTACGATTGATACTGCAAAAGCAACCAAAGATACTATCACACAATTTGGCAAATCTATGAATGAGGATATTGGCCTCAATAAAACAAATATAATTGCAATGTCATTAGCAAAAGCTACTCCTTTATATGGTTATTTCGCTGCTAAATTTATGGAAACTGATGTCTTCAAAAAAGCTGCGGAAAGAATGAAAACATCTATTGGAAAAGTATTTGGTAGTGTAGCTGGTCTCTTTAGTCGTGGACGCAAGGGTAAAGGTAATGTAGATGCAGATATTCCTAAAATGGCTCGGGGTGGTTATGTAAAGAAAGGAGGTATAGCAGAACTCCATGCTGGAGAAATGGTTGCTCCAATTGAAAAAATCTTAAAACGAATCGACGATAGTATCTCTACTACCAAAGATTTGGCAAAAATTACTGAGAAAACTTCATTACATTTAGCAACAGATCTAAAAGGTTATATTAAAAGTAGTACTTCATCTGATAAAAGTAATATGAATGTATTTCGTAGTGCTATTAGAACTTGGAAGGAAGTAAGTGAACGAGCATTTACAGAACAACCAGTAGAACGTATGGCTAGATCGTTGCTTGCAATTCAAGATATCCTTGGAGCTCAAATAGGTACCTGGAAACAAGTACAGGATGAAATGTTGACAAACCATCCAACTCTTGTAAAGATGAAACTTGCTTTTGGTTTAATGTCTGGAGCATTAACAGCTCCATATAAAATAGCGCGAGCCTTTTTTAAAGTTAGAGGATGGGGTGGTTATCGAGCTAAGTTATCTAAAGCAAAAAATCCACTACAAGCATCAGCAGAAAATATAGCTTCATTATATGTTGATTTAATGTGGCGCCTAGATAATATGCTACCGTTAATTAAATTAACAGCTCAAGCTTCTAGAGATACCGCTTCTAAATTAACAGGTAATAAATATCCAAGAATTCCTGGAGTACCTAAAGAAAAAAATTGGTCAGCTAGTAAAGTTTATTCAAAAGTAATAGGAACTTTACCAGGAATGGCAACTTCAATGATTGGTCAATCGCTGGGAGGGCTTGGAGGTTTATTAGGAAAAGGAAAAGGAAAACTCGGTTCTTTCGGCAGAGGAATGAAAGGTATTGGTGGCGGAATTGATACTGCTGGCCAATGGTTAATGGAAGGTGGAGGCGAAGTAGGTAGAAATAAAAGACTTAAAGAAATGTCAATTGGTGCCATACCTGGTGGTGGAAAAAAAGGAGAACAAGGGGCTACTTCAGGACCAGCTATGTGGGTTACAGATACCAATGTAAATAAAGTAGCTTTAGATTATCAAGAATGGGTTAAATATGAAGCTAGCCAAATTTCAATGGAGAAAAAACTTAAACTTATAGAATACAAAACCGTAGAAGATAAATACAAACATCTTAAGGCTGATAGAGTTAATGCTCTATGGGGAGTGAAAGCTTCTAAAGAACAGGTTTCAACATTAGGAAAACTTAGAAAAACTTTAGCAGGAAACAAATGGCTTAAATGGTTATTCATAATTGGAGGGTTTCTTAAAACAGCTCTAATGAGTGTATTTGGTCCTGTTTTTTCATCTATAGCAACTATGTTGGGAATTAGTGTAGCTGGTAGAGCAATAGGTGGTGGTAGTGGAATACTTGGTGGGTTACTTAATATTTTTGGAAAAGGTGGATCAGCTGATAAAACATTAGGTCCCGCCGGATCTGCTACTAAACTTTTTGGAAAAGGTGGTAATGTAGCCAAATTTTTTGGAAAAGGTGGAGGAGCGTTAAAAGCAATAAAAGGCATAGGTTCTGTTTTGGCATCCCCTGCATTTTTTGGAGTAATGGCTGCTGCTGGTGTTGGTATTGGTATTGGTACTTGGTTGAATGATAGTTTTGTTACTCCATTTCTAGATAAACTTGATAAAGATATAGCTGAAAGAAGAGCATTATCTGAAAAAAATCTTGCTGAATTTCAAAAACAACTTAGAAAAGATGTTCTTTCCAAAGACGTTGATACATCATTTGCAGCGTCTAGAAAAAAACAATTAACTAATGTTTCTAGGGGTAAACTAGGTGAAGCTAGAATGAAAGCATTTGATGAAAGAGGATTGGGATTAGGAGACGCAAATATATCCGCAATACAAACCGCTCAACAAAAATACATAAAAGAAAACCCGAATGAATATTTAAAATATTCTCAAGAAGAAATAGATTATTGGAGATTAGATTTTATAGAAAATGTTGCATTGAATAGAAGTTGGTTTAAAGATCCTGAGAAATATGGAATGGAAAGAGAAGCTGAATTTTTAAAATACTTACAACGAAGAGGAACTCCAATAACAAATGAACAATTAGCAAAAGAGAAACAAGAATATATGAAAAGAAATGCACAGCATTTTGGTTTAGTGGATCCTAATAACCCAGATTATACTAAAAAACCAGGTGTTGCTGCACCAAAGCCACAAAAACCTGTATCAGTAGATTCTGCATATAAATGGTCTTCCGAAAACGAAAAAATGAGAGAACGACACCAAAACCCTGGATGGATAGAAGAATATAAAAAAGGAAAAGAATATATAGAACAAAAGGCCATTCAAACAGTGATGAAGGGAAAAGGTATAGGCACAGGGTGGTGGAATAAACTAGATGCTAAATCAAAAGCAGCATTTAAAGAAGCCAAACAGTATTATATGACAAAAGGCGGATTGTCAGAAGCCGAAGCCGATGCTCAAATTCAATCTCTAGTATCAAACATTAATGATACATATGGTATAATAACTAACCCAGAAACTTACAAAAATTACGCTAAATATGGGAAAGATGTTTATGCAGGAGCTAAAGATAAATTACCTGCAATGATGGACTCTGGTAAAATAGTTTTTAATAATGCTGCAGTAACATTAGCTCCTACAAAAGAAGCAATTACTGCTTTTGCTCAAGAAACTGCAAAACAAACAAAAGAGCTTTCAGATGTCGCAATTAAAGAAGGAAGCAAAACTGGTGCTGTACTAGTTAATGCAGTAACTAATAACGTCAATAATTTAAGAAAAAGTTCAGTGGTTCAAAGTGGGATGGGATCAATTAGAGAAGGCGGTACAGCTGCTATGGATTATTGGAACAATCTTGTATATAGACAAGGTGGAGTTTAAGGAGTTATAAAAAATGGCAGATAGAGAGCACCAAGGACAACAAAAACAGATAACCCTACAAGATGTATTTGGGTATCCTCCTGACAATTTAGAACCAAGAACTAATTTGATGATAAAAAAATCTATGCCATTAGTTAAATTTTTTCCATCTATACCGGCATTTGCAGGTGGCTTGGATCTATTCCATTTAACTACTGCATGGAATGAATATACAGGATTATTAGCAGAAAATGATTATTTTACTCCTAATAGTCCCGGACAAGGAATTAAGATGGCATTCCTTGCTGATAATTTTCCTACTGATACATTTACAAATGAGTATGGAGAAAACTTTTTACAAAAATTTACCAGTGCAACATCAGAAATGGCTTCATCTCTTACTCAAACACTTGGTGCTGAAACCGTAGGTGAGGCTTGGGATAATATGTCAAAAGGAATAGCATCCGGTGGAAAATTTGGTGAGTATATTAGTAGTGGAATGAATATGATGGGCGATTTTGCTTCTGCATTGAAACATGGTGCAGGGAATATGCCAGTTCTTGGAAACGTAACTTCTGGTGGTATAACTTTATTAGATAGATTAGCAGCTGGGTCAAGAATTGATTTTCCAATGGTATGGAAAAGCAGTGGTTTTCAACCATCTTATTCATTAACTGTTAGATTATATAATCCTTTTCCTCAAAGTTTAGAAGCAACAAGAAAATTTATAATTGGTCCTATAGTTGCTATAATGCTTATGGGAGTTCCTAGAGCTCAAGATTCTCAAACATACACATGGCCATTTTTGCATCGAATTGAATGTCCCGGTATATTTCATTTAGATCCAGGATTTATAAGCAATATTACAGTTGTAAAAGGAGGAGACCAACAACAAATTTCCCTTCAACAAAGATTAAGCGTTGTAGATATTAGAATAGATATAGGAAGTTTATATAGTAGTATGTTAGGTTCTTCATCAAAAGTTACATCAAGAAGACCAACTGTTAGAGCTTATGCTAAAATTTTGCAAGGAGAACTAGAGGTATCTACAAGAGAGTCTGATAATAAAAATGTAGGAACCGGTTCTAATAAAGAAATAATTGGAAATAACAGAAATATAGGATTAACAGAATTTGGGGCAGGGGCATTTGGAGAAACGGCCTCACTCGGGACCGGTAGAGGAATAGGAAGAACAAACCCAGGAAATAAGATGAGCCCAAAAAGAGCAGCTTTAGCTACAGATGCAGTCGGTGCAGTAAAAACTAGAGTAACTGCTGCTGCTGAAAAGATTTATGGTGAATTAAAGAAGCTTAATCCTTTTGGTTAACAAACGGTACTTCTCATACATAAAGTTAGATAATATGCAAGGTAGGAATGAATAATAAATTGAGTTTGAGTAGTATAAGAGTTGAATGTTTTTGTATATCCTATATTTTTTAAAATCCTCATCAATAGAATATTTATTTGTTGTTTAAAATAAACTCTTGCCCGTGTTCTTTTTACAGCCATTAATTTTCTAACATAAGCATAATATTCTTTTCCGCAAAACATAGATGTATTATTAATTTCTTTAACAAACATCTGCAGAACCAATCTAATCTCATCAGAATATTTAATATCTTTTAATTCTCTAGTAATAAGGTCAGCTATAACGGGTTTAATTTTTGTTATATTCTTAGCTTCTTCCATAGCTTTATCATTTATAGTTTTATATACAGTCAAATTTCTAACGGTTGCATCAATAACCTTTTTTCCTCTTTCTTGTGTTTGTAATTGATATTGATTAGTTTCAGGATCAGTTTCATCTGATTGAGTTTTTAATGCATCCCCCGATGTATATGCTCTATAATAATGCTGAGCAAAACTTTTTACACTTTGACTTATTCTACTACGAGAAGCCGATATGAATTGAATAATTGCATCAACATTAAATGTTTGAATATCTCGAGTATATTTTTTTTGCAATTCTCTTGCTAAATGAAATAAACTATTAGCAATTGTTTTCTCTCTTGAAAATAAATGAGTTTTAGTTAATGTTTCCAATGCATATGAAAACACCTCTTCATTACAAAATTTCTTGAAGTGTCTCATCATGGTATGCCCATATTGTCTAATCATATGATAAACTAATGTGCTATGATATAAAGTATTATTTCTCTTTCTTAATGCATACCACATTATAAACAATAATAGATTTGTTCCTGGTTCATTTGCAATATTAAATCCTTGTGCAATAGTTCCTTTATATGTTCTTTTAGCAAAGTCTTTAATATCCTTATCCGTCAAACCAGTGGCATTTAACAATGTAATATATTCTTTTTTATGACCAGGAATGTAACAAGGTTGGGACAAATTATTCACATCAGAAGAAGTAATCCTCAAAACAACTTTTTGAAGATTCGATGGATTTATGTTTGATTTCTTTAGTAGTGTCTCCATTATTTAAATATCTTAATCTCAATATCATCTTCTGTGAAATATATATATTCTGGACCATATTCTAAAAGTTGATCTTGTGTTAATTGATCCAAATCAAAATCAAAGAAAATATTTGAGCCCGGTTTAATCAACCTACAATGATCTACTCCATCAATCTCTTGAACAACATCAATAATTTCAGATTGATATAGATTAACTTCTATACCAAACCTGTCTATGAAAGCAGCAACCAAAGTCTCTCGTATTGTATTAGCAAGAACAGATATAGAACCTGTGTATGTGCTGGTTTGAAATACATCTAATTTTAATTGTAATGGAATTAAATAATTTGGTAGAACCCATCCACCAGAACCGAATATATATTTAAATCCTTTATTTTGAACATAAACCATATCATCAGTATTAGGAGTTGTATAAACCCATTGAACTGCAGTTGCATCAGCTCCAGTTGAATCTGGAGATGATAAACTACATTCGGCAATATCATCATCATGACCTTCAAAATCACCAGTACCATTTAATACAATATATCTTTGACCAGGAGTACATTGACTTCCAGATGGACCACAAGGATCACCCGGATCAGATCTAAAATCAATAACGGGTTGAGTGTTTACATCATTAAGCTGCATATTTTGCATACGGCCAGTTGTATTACCAAATTTTATATTAACAAAGTCAGTCATCATTTTATAATCAGCAAATGTTAAACTGGTTAACAATGACTGTAGCACTTGAGATTCAAATTCTCTTTGATCAATACTATCATAATATTCTTTTTCAATCGTAGGAATGTCATATACAATATTACTGGTTCCATCAATTACAACATTTGATCTTGTATAATTCTGAAGAGATTGTCTTAAAATAAATGTATTTTGATATCTTCCAATTAAACCTTCTGTTGGATGATCTAAGGTAAAATAATAAGTCAACTCACCCTGTTCAATTACAGTATAGTCCGGAAATAGTAAAATAAACTCATTTGCAGATGAGTCATTTACCATATTATATTCTGCACCAGTTTCTAAGATTTGCATTTTTGCTGTAACTAATTCAGGATCTACTGCTGTTGTATTATAAAGAAGTCTAAATAAAGCTTGGCTTGTTCCGCCAGTTGATACAATTAAATCATCTGCATATAAACTATAATCAGAATTAAAACTTGTCACTAAAGTAGGAATTTGTTCAATTTCAAACATGACATAATTATAGTCAGCTACAGTGTTTAAAGTATTGATCTGCATATCAAATAATGTATAAAAATCAACACCGTTAACATTAAGAACTGTTTTTCTTGGAACTATTAAATCATCAAATCCTGTAAAAACATTTCTAGTTGGAACAATTAAATCTTGATATAAAAGAGTGATGAATAAATTTATCTCATTAACTTTAACGTCAGACCGCTTTAAAACAGGAAGCGAATTAGGCCCAATGGGTGAGTTATCAATAATTACATTCGCATTTATATAATCGTTTTCTGTAACTGTTCTTTCAAGGGCAGTAAGATTTATAATAGAATTACGTCTAACTTCTTCTACGCTTTCTTCATCAGCTCCACCAGTCGCTGAAACTGTATTAACAATATCATAACTAACTATTTCTGTAACTCCAGCATCAGTTTCATTGTAAATCCTATCCCCACTTCTGATTGAACCTGCAATTACATTTCCATCTTCCCCTTTAGTAAGAGTTAATGTTGTTCTAACAGTACTTCCCGCTGGAGGTTGATACCCAATAATACCATTTCCAAATGATAAATTTATTCCAGTATCATTTCTTCTAGAAACATATCCTTTTGTAGTTTCACTCATTAAATATAAACTAGCATAACTTGTATATACATCCCAACCAGTTTGCCCTGGCTCTCTAACTTCAACTAAAATGTCAGCAAGTTTTTCAGAAAAAGGAACTTCTGTTGAATAGAATTGATATAGTTGAAGATCAGCTGGAATTTGAAATTCTTGAACATCTGGAGTTAATTGTCTGAAATTTAAAACAAATGAAAAAACATCACCTTCAACTATAACAGGAATATTAAGAACTTTAGTTCCTTCTTGAGCTATTATTACAACTGATGAATTATTTGTAATAGTAACAGTTGTTGTATAATAAGTTAAAAATTCAACCTCGTCATTTGCTTTTACTTTGAATCCTTCTGGTATTACAAAATCGGTAGGATTATCAGCAAACCCAAAAGGCACGGTAAACAAAACATCAACATTGGAGTAAGATCCAAAACTTCCTTCATAACCAAGAAATGCCGCTAAGTTATAAATTGATTCTGGAAGTTGTGCTTTGGTAAGAAAAAATTCACGATAAATAGATGTCTGATAGAATATTAAATTACTTGTAAGAGTAGATAAAGCTTCAACAATAAAGGAAAGAAATGATGATTTAGTAAGATCAACATTTTCTAGTTCAAGATATTTCTTCAATTCCGCTATGATCATATTTCTATTTTCTTCTCTGGAAAGATATACCTTTTGTGAAATAGGTTGATCGGCCATTTTTATATCCTTATACTAGATAGAAACCACTGTTTGAATCAAATAGTGTGCGTTTACATCTATCTCGTAGTATCTGATTTTTAGTTAGAAGTTTAGTTAAATATTCCGCGTCTTCTAACTCGTGAATTTTTTTATCATAATCATAAAATGCATATGTGTTTAATACCTGTAGATTTAAATCATTTTCTGTTACACTTTGCTCAACGTCTA